ACTAGGAAACAGCCATTGGTGTTCAATCCCGTTCCACTTGGCGTCTGTTCCATTGAGCCAACTTGCGGCTCGATCCATAAGCGCTTCGGGCAGGCTGAGGTCTTGAAAGGTTCGCCTGAACAGAATTGCTGAATAGCCAGGGATCTCGACAAACTGAAGCGCTGCCATAAGGAGCGCATCTGACTTTCCACCACCTGCGGCCCCACCATACAGAAGTTCAGGCAAGAGGCTAAGCAGAAACCGAGCCTGCTTGACCGTTGGCTTGTGTGGGACATAGAGATTATTGAGGACTGTCCGCTGTAGAAATCGGGCCGATGTCGGAGTCAGCATACTCGCGTATTACATCTTCAATGGAGAGGTCAAGCTTGCCGCTATGCTCTACTTTCACCATTCCCGACTGTTCCACTTCCTGCTTATCCCGCCACTTTGCCGATTGGCGATTCTTCAACCAGAAGATCATCGCTACGGTGTCGCCACCAAGGGCTTTCTTGTATAGGCTCTGGACAACCTTGCTGTCCGCTTCATCCTTGCTTGACTTTAAGGCTACGCAGAAATCAGGGTAAGCCTTGCTCCAACGGCTAAGAGTGTCGGCACTTATGCGGAGCTTTTCCGCAATCTCTTCCATTGTGAGACCCTCTTGCGCATAGAATGAAGCAAGGGGAATATGCACATCTGCCTTGTAACCAGAATGCCGACCCAACAGGCTCATCAGGGCAACCTGTCTATTGGGAACCACATTGAGCGGGTCCGAGAGTGTTGGACTCTCGCAAGGGCGTCCGCAGACACACCTGCCACCAGGGGGACCCGATAATTCGAGGTACCATTTGCCGCTTTTCTCATGTCGTCTATAGAAATAGCAAAACCCCACCGCACCGTCTCATTGGGATCGCTATCCCTTTGGGATTCGTGTAGTGGGGTATGGTTACTAGAAACAGAGATTGTCAATGAAGATTCGATGTCTTGTCCTTGCCGGGACAAAGCTACGCTGGTTTCCATCCGTTATTAGTATACCACTTCGCTGCCGCCATGTAAGGCAGTAGGAGGGTTTCTAGACTGTTACCGCCTCAGGATAATTGAGGGGAACTTTGAGGTCGTGATCTGTGACATATTTGTCTCTTGCCCTTCCCGCCCCCTCCATCGTGTCAAACATCCCGAGATACAAGCGCTTTCCATGAACGGTCATTTGACACTGCCACCTTTTCCCTGCCGGTCGTGGACCATAAAGACCACACCCGGGATAGGTACGGCGGTTGGGCTTGCATTGAACGCTTGGGAGTATTGCAAACCTCACACCCCCCGTTCCAACATCTCTGAGGTCTCGCGTGTCGTCATCATGCCTTACCACAATCGACACATGGTCATACCGGTGCCCCGAGTGTGTACGTTTCACAAACCGTCGACAGGCTTTCAAAAACATTTCCCAGTTACCATTTCCCGTGATTTCGCACACGGTCGGGCCACGATTGCTGAGGACTTCATACCCCGCCTTGTTTGCTGCCACAAACAGATCACCGCCAACAATCAATAAAGTGGAAGGGATCATGGAGTCCTCTCAAACAGCGGCCCAACCATGTCTGCAATTCTTCTGTTCGCCATTGCAACGTACTCTGGATTCAGTTCGCAACCGAGATAGTGCCGATGAAGCCTCACCGCTTGAATTGCCGTTGTGCCGCTTCCCATGAAAGGATCCAAAATGGTATCGCTAGCCTTGCTTCCTGCCAGGATCATCGGCTCTATCAACTTCGGCGGGAAGGTGGCAAAGTGAGCCTCAGCACAGGGCTGGGTGGCAACTGTCCAGACATCGCGCTTGTTGCGAGTAGTTATTTGTTGCCCTTCCGACTGTTGCAGCTCCGGCAAAGCCCCTGAATATTCGTTGCAGTATGCTGACCGCCGTGACTTAGTGGAACAATGTGATCTCTTGTCAGTGGCGATTCCTTCCCGCATATCGCACACTGATGATTCTGTTTCTCTTGTATCTCCTTCCACTGCGCAGCCGTTAGGTCGCACTGAACCAGTTGCATCTTCGTCCTGCGATTGTGAACACCCCTCGACAAACTCTCCTTCCCCTTGTCTGTCGTTTGATATTTCTTCATAACCGCCTTGCCCTTTCCGCCCTCGTAATATTTCTTCAACACCGCCTTGCGTTTCTCTGACTTCCGATATTTGGCCGATGCTGCCCGTCCCGCTGGAGACTTGCGCCACTTCTCCCTCGCCTGTTTCATCTCTTCCGATGTCGAATATACCGCCCTCTTCGCCTTGCCATTCTCGCTTTCTCTGTACCGGCGATTTGCTTCCCGCATCTGTTCTACTCTCTTTTGTGTGTCCATAGTATTCATTATACACCCTTATTGCCTCTACGTCAACAGTAGTCGGTTCAGCTATTGCCGCTGAATCAAAATAATACCTTTCGCTCTTGGTCAGCATGAAGATGTACTCATGCGACTTGGTGCAGCGGTCGGTTACCGATTCGGGCATAGGATTGGGCTTATTCCAGATGATGTCTGAACGGAGATACCAGCCGTCAGCACGAAGGGCAAAGGCAACCATCCACGGAATACCAACGAGGTCTTTTGACTTCAAGCCGGGGACGTCCGTTGTTGGCGGTCTCCAATTCTCATGTCCATCATAAGCCGGATTTGGAACTTGGCTGCCATTGATAATTTGACGTTGGCGGCCAGCCCCGCGATTCTGCCCTCCATAGTTACCCCATGAGCCACAATACGAGTCTCCCAAGTTCAGCCATAGCACACCGTCATTCCTGAGGACACGCTTGACCTCTCGGAACACTTCTACAAGGTCGGCAACGTAGGCTTCGGGGGTTGGTTCAAGACCAATCTGAGAGTCGATACGGCGGGCACCACATCTACCGCACACGTCTTTATACACGTGCATTTCTGAATTGTCGTGGCCGCCATGAAACGTATCGAAGTCGCGGCCACTACGCCGGTCAAGTTCCCGATGGTCACAATTCGGGTCGCCACCTTCCCATGTTGCCGTTCCATAGTCCCTTAAGCCCCAATCAGTACGGGGGGCTCGTGATGCAGCACTGAACGCTGCAATCCTCCAACGTCTTTAGCGTTGTGAGCGAGTCCCCCAACATGATTTTGTCAATCATCTTTCACCTCCTTCTTCGGTAGATACTCACGGTTGATATTTCGTCTGGAATGTACAAAGTGATGACAGACCTCACACAGCAGAACTAGATTGTCTGGATCTGCCCGCAGTTCCTTATCCGCAAATGAAACAATATGGTGGATATGAAACGGCATGTCTGGATTGTCTTTTTGAGGAAGAAGTGGTTCATTGGTTCTGAACTGCGCGACCGCCTCATTTCTTCGCCTTGCCCTTGCGCTTAGCTTTCGGCTTGACCTTGGTGGGCTTGACGGGCTTAGCGGGTTTCTCTGCCATGCGCTCTTGCCACTGTTTCAGATAGGGCTTGTCGATCGGGGCAAATTGGTCCGACATTACTCACCCCACTTCGAGCCGGTTGCCCTTCGGTACATTTCTCTCAGGGCATCATTCCAGCCTCGGATAAAACTATCGTCAACCTTGATGTCCAGTCGTGCCGCCTGCTCATGCAGCCCCACCATGCGCTTAAGTGGAAGGTGTATCAGCCACAAAGCAAACCCCCCGGGATCTCCATGGGGCGAACCCTTCTTGAACTTGTGGTCGCCAGCACAGCGAATCTCTACATTGTCAAGCAGCCACCTCATGTGCGGGTATTTCCCCTTGCAATAGATGTGGCTCATCTGAAGATTGTCCAATGGGGTCTTGCAATCAGGAACCACACACCGCCCGTCCCGCATGAGCGCCAAGGCTCGCAGGATTGAATCATTCTCCTGGATTAATTTCCGTTTACTCCTTGCCCGATCGTGGGCAAGTTTTACGGAACGAGAGACGGGTTTCTTGACATAGGGGATAACCCTTGCCCCGATTCGCGGGGTTTCTTCTACTGGTACAACTTGACCATTGACCTTGCGCCTGACTGCTACATTGTTCACTCACACCTCCAGCCCTTGCCGGGGCGACTGCGAGTGAGAATTAGAAACCCTCCCTGCGTTTTCCACGAGCGGATACCCTCATAGGGAAAATCACCGCCCTCCTTGAAAACTACGATTGCAACGAGATATTTTACTATACGCCTCACCGCATCATCTCCTTTTTGTGGACTATTTCTTCCATGCCTTCCTCCGATCGGTTCCAGTAAACTCAATCCAGTCCATTGACCCCTGTATCCTGCTGACAATCCGCTCAAGCCCTGGCTGAGCCAGAAATTGCTCACGGGATAGATTGGTCGTCATCCAGGTATAACCCCCCGACGTTGATTCCCGAATGCGAAACCATTCATCGGCCCTGCTGGCGGCAAATGGTTCACGATACTCCATACCCCAGTCGTCAATGAACACATATTTTGTTCGCGGGTCAGGTCCGGCCCCGGCGTGAAATGCGTCCCAGAGAGCGGAAGCAGAAATGAACACAGGGTGAAAGAACTCTAATGCGCTCATGTTGTGTGCTTCGTACTCTTTCTGCGCCTCGATTTTGGCTACTTGGTCAATCACCCATGCCATTGCCATGGACTTGCCCCTTCCGGGAAGTCCAGCGATAACAGAAGATTTCATTTGTCCGAGCAGGTCCCGCTTCTGAATCTTCTGTTCATCATACGAAAAGGGCTTGGAGCCAAAAACAGTTATCGCCTCTTCGCGAATAGCTCTAGCCCACGCATCGCGCACACCCTTGCGATGATCTTCTATTCCGTCAACTTCAGGGTTCATGGATAAAGTCCTCTCCGGTGAACACTGCATCTTCGATACTAGGTCGGTAACCACGCTGCTTATTTGTTCCATTTGCGCTCTCCTTTGTTTTGTCGCTACTCCCAAACGTACAAAGCGTACGCCAATAATTCTCATATGATGCGCCCTTTTTGACAATCCATGCCTTCAATTGTCGAAGACAATCATCAAGGTTTGCTTTTGGACAAGCCGCGGCAAAAGCACGCTTCGCTTCGTCATCAAGTTCAGACAAAAGTAAGGTCTCAGGATCGAAGGTAAGGTGGGGAATCTTGAACCTATGACGAACGGGTTTTGCTTCTGACTTAATAGTCTTTATTGATTTTGTATCTTCTATTGATATTGTGGGTGTTGATTTCAACAACGGGATCATTGTTGATTTAGACAACGTTGTTGATTTAGACAACGCAACCCATTCCCCGTAGTGCTTGTTGAATTCATATCTTGTGAGGTTTCCGTTGTCAGATTTAACAACGACCACAATGTTCCGACTCTCAAGACGCCTCAGGGTATGAGAAACGTTCGATTTGGAAATTCCCGTTCCATCCACAAACTGACTGAGAGCAATCAGGTCAGATTTCTTTGCCCATCCATAGGTTTTCCTGAACAAGAAATCAAGAACGCTCCGCTCGTATCCAGAAAATCGGGTACGGGCAAGAGCGTCCATGATGTCGTTCGCTATCGGGGTGAAACCATCTTCGAGCTGGGGATTATCTATGCTCATTGCTCAAAAAGGAATGCCGAACCGATTACATAATTCATTGGACGGTTTCCCTTCCTGCTGTTGCAAGAATGGCACATTGGTTGTAGATTTTCAATGTCATTTGTCCCGCCTCGGCTGACGGGGACTATGTGGTCGATCGTAACAGTATCCTTTGTTAGTTCCTTTCCGCAAACCCGACAGTGCCAGCCGAGAGAATAACATTTGGCATAGAAACCATTAATATCCATTTTTCCTAGCGCACGCCGCTGTTGCCGACAAATCCGAGAACAGTTTCTACTCGCTTCGGTTTGTCCCCAGAGTTCGGGCCTCGCGATTAATCTCATTTTTTGGTTTGCTCGTTTTACTCGCGCTGCTCGTCGCTTTTTTGCGGTTCGTTGCTCTTCTTCCCATATGCGTTCCCTGATGAGATACTCTTCTTCCTGATAGTTCATGTCTCTCACTTGTCCTTTCTTGTCCTTTATGGGAGAAAAATGGCGGCAGACAGGGACAAGTCTGTCGGTCATGTGGGTTGCAAGCCACACATCAGCCGCCCTAATATTGTACTCAGAATGAGACCCAAGTCAACCCAGCAGCAAGGTTCTACGCCCTTAGCAAGTTGTGTTCTACTCCAAAATACAGCTCAGTCGCCACGATCTCGGATTGAACCTGGCGCAACTTGTGAAACACTTTCTGTGCGGCCTCCATGTTGTCGTCGCGTCTTGCCCGAACAAGGTCAACGCGGAGGTCATGTTTCCTCTGTTCCAATACGAGCAGGGTGCTCATGCCGATACCTCCACAAAACATTCGGGATGGTCAAGGCACGTGACAAGAATCTCTTTCAGGAACTTCAGCGCGCTCTCGTAATCGCCCCAACCGTTCTCGGGTTCCAATGCCCTCATTTCGTCGGGGTGCTCTATCATGTAGCCATAGACCGGTTGGATTTTGGCGACAACATCTTTGGTGTTCATCTTGTCCAGATAGCCAATCCAGAAATCCTGATCCCCAAGCGCCACACCTGCGGCATGGTACATCGGATTGACATTGGATGTCATGTTAAAATCTTCATTCAGATAGAGATCGCCCTCAAAGTTTTCGACACAGCGACGAAACGAAACATCATAGCTCATGCCGTTCTCCCGATGACGAAGTTCCTCTCCTTGCAGATGTCCAACCGCCTGTGCCCTTCCGAGTCTGGAACAAGGGGTATGTCGTAAAGACGGCAGCGGCCATCGTCCAGCAAGAAGGTACAATGCTTTCCGTCTTTCTCGCAATGACTGTCTGTCGGCTCGTGTTCCATACCCATGCCCATTGCCATACCAAGCCACAACGCCATATTGCGGTTCATGTCACACCCGCTTTCGCATTCCGATTTCTGTTACGCATATAGGCGTTCCACTGTTCCCGATGCATCGCTATCCATGCCATGGTCCGACAATTACAATCCTCGCGATGCGTTACATAGTAGTCGTGGTGGCTCCGCAGGATTTCCTCACGATGTTCTGCGTAGTGTTGCCTACCATATTGCTTGCGTTCCTCGCGATGCAACTCATAGTGGGTCCTCATGTCACACCTTCAAATGGGTTATGCCATGCTGGTTCGGTCGGGTTCGCGTTCGGGGTATGTTCAAGTTCGGCACGGCTGAACGCCAGAACCGATTGGTCAACGTCGATGCGCTTCTTGTCCAAATCCATCTTCTCACGGGTTGCTTTCATCAGGGCTTCGGCTATGTCGGCTCTCCGTTTCGAGTCTTTCACTCGTTCCGTTACCCGTGCCTCAATTTCTCCAACCGTTTGCTTGTCGGCTGACGCCTTGACTTCAAGGTATGTCTTTGCATAGAGTTCCTTGTAGTTGTTGTCGCTTTCCACTAGAGTAACAAGTTGCTTGCCATAGTTCGCAACTTCCCGAGAGAGGTCGTCCAGGGCCTCTCTCATGTCGTCCATCAAATCAGTTGGAACAAGATTGCGAGCTGTCAGCATGGCCTCACCTCTAAACCATACGCCTGGGGATCTTCAATTACCATTTCCCTACCGGTTTCGAGTAAATCCTCAAACACCTTAGACGGCACCACCCCCGCAGCCAAAGCCACGAAAGCGGCCACGACCGGTATACTGTAGGTTTTTTGGAGTAGCGTGAGTTTTTCTGCATCCATTTCATCACGACTCCCAAGTCAATTTCGCCATGTGGTGTGTCTTGTCTCCAACAGTCAGCTCATAGGCTTCATCGTGTGAGTAGAAGCTTGAATCAATGAACTTTGAGCCATCCGGCACAATAACCCACACTTCATGCTTCGTGGGGACGGGAATGAGGTCGTCAAGATGGTCAAAACCGCCGAACTCCTCCCCCCTCGCATTCCATAAACCCACAATCTCATTGGTGTCTGTCATGGTAATTGCACCAATAACGTAGGTTGCGCCCGCCTTGAAGTCTGTTGCCAGAATCCTCACCGCCCGACCGTCACGCGTCTGGTACTTGCCTTGCATTGTAATGTTCATATCGGCCTCCTAGTTGCCGCTTTAGCCTCTTGTTCGAAGAGGAAGTTGTAGGCTATGGCGTTGATCTTCGCCATGCCTAGTCCGTCTGATTGACGATGATAGATACTACGATGCAATGCTTTTGGGATATAGATGACTTGTTCGCTGTCTACGTGGTGTCCTTCGCAACCAAGGAACCATGCGTTTAAGAGAATGAAACCCAGCTTTCGGCGTTTAGCACTATCTTTATGACTGGCGATTTTTCTCCCACCCGTCCAATTTGCTGCCCCTATTTTTGCTCGGGTTTCAGGCGATACGGCATGCCCCATATTTGTTGCGGATATTTTTGCCCGAGCCGCACTAGATACGACGCGCCCCATCATGCTAGAGGACATTTTCGCTCTCGTTTCGGGAGAAAAGGTTCGCCCCGTAGCGCTTGCAGACATTTTCGCCTTGGTTTCATCGGGGGTATGGCACCCAAGACGAGTTCCGGGTCTTCCCATCATCGCCGCAGAAATCTTTGCCTTGGCTTCTTCCGAATGGTGAAACCCAAGAAAATTAGTATTTCCCATATGTACGGCAGAATCTACCGCTCGCTGTTCGTCTGTCATGCGTTGTCCAAGATGCATTTGTCTCACACTCGCCTTTCTCGCCTGTCTTGAGTGTGGTAGCACCAGAGGCGAGTCTGGATTTCAGACGGGTTATAGGGCCGCCCTAGCTACCATATTCATTATACCACAAATGATGTGCGAGTCAAGCAGGAACAAGGGTTCACGATATCTTTTTCTCTGCCTTTTTCTTGCTTGCACAAGCGGCTTGCATCTGCGTTATGAGGATTTTTCCAGCCGCTTGAAGATCGTCGCGCCCCATCGCATTTATATCCACAGGCTCAGTCAGGTGGTATAGCGTAGCCGCTTGATGCAGACTCTCCAGCCATTCCCCACGGCTATATTGCTTCGGGCCGTACACATAAACCTCAGGTGGCGCGGCGGGTTCGGCTGGTTCTGCTGGCGCGTCAAACTCAAACGGCATGCCGGTATCAGACAGGTCGGGCGCGACTTCCTCAGTCTCGGGTTCGTCGCCGTCCTTGAACTCCTTGCTCTGCTCAATCATGGTTCTGATCCATTCGGGCAGCTTCGCGAACACTGCGTCCTTGCCGTTCTCTACATCGTAGCTGACCATCGGGTTCGATTGTTCAGGTACCACGGTTCCTTTCGGGACGCTCATGACACCTGCGATATTGGCATACGTCTTATCCCCTGACTGTGCATGAACAATCGACAAGAAACAAGTCTTGCCAAGCAGGGCGCCAAGGGCAAACCCTTCTTTCTGTTCATCTTCGGTGATACCTCTGCCAAGCCAGCTTTCCAGGTCCTTTTTCAAGTTTGCCTTTTCATTCAGGCTCAATGTATACTTCTTGCTGGTTCCAACGGGCTTGCCGTCGTCCATCAGTTCATTCGGCAATTCCCATTTGACAAGCACCTTGCGGGAACTGTTGCCAAACTTTTCAGAGTATTGAGTTCCAAGATCGATGACCCCAATACAGCGGGCGACGTGTGTACCAGCGGGAATCAACTCTGCAATCTCGTTCTTTGCTGTAAGCATTATGCCACCTCCTTGGGGGCTTTGTGTTGTCTTGCTACCTTGTCAATCTGATTGAACTTCGCCTCATCCTTGCCGTGCTTTTCCTCATGCCAGATGTCGATGACTTCATTCCAGATTGGGGCTTTCGGGTCATCAATCATTTCATGCCCCGCACAAACAACGAGGTTCCATTCCAGCAGTTCGTTGTCGTGGGGATATTGTCGCATATAGCCGACAAGTCGACTAATGGTGGGATATTCTGTCAGACCGCGAGACTTTTCAGTAGCTGCGTTAATGGCAACCCAAGTATTCATGTATTTCATTTGTCATCACCTCCCGCCAGCCTGTCTGAACAATCCACAACCTCACAATTCCTGCATGTGACAGGACAAACCCAAGGGCACGGGGTTCTTTCTTCATGCCCCGCACCGTCCATGTGTTCGACAACCCTCACGCCCGCCCTCGCTGCGGCGGCCTCAATCATCTCGCGAATCTCGGTTAAATGGCTACCAGTCATTTCATACCTCCAAGGCATGCGCCAGTTCCATACAGCTCACACTCTTGTTCGATACAGAGCGGGCAATGTTCCAACGTGGGCTTCTTCAAGCCGCCACTTATGATTGCGTTCACTCTATCATACTTCTTGCGGTCTTTACGTTTCAACACTTCCATTCCAAAGCCAGTTAAGACGACCATACGATTCGTCATATCAATCTCCTTTGGTTAGATTTTGTGAATCCGCAGGGGAAAGTCAGACCTTGTGCTAAACGGAGAGTGGTAAACCTCTCGCGCCGCTACCTGCTTCATGTCAAATGCGCTAAGTTCGCTTACGGTTGGGAACCCTTGTTCCCCTTGCTGGTTTTAAGATACCACGATTCACGGGATTTGGAACAACACAATGTGAAGGCGATATTCACAGTGGTGAGTGGGCATGGAAAAACCCCACCCCTGGCTTGTATCGCGCACCTGGCACGAATACTGGAGCAGGTAGACCCAAGTGGAGTGGATTTGTAACACTCACGTGCGCTACTGGTATATTTTATCCACGTTACCAACGGAAGTGCCAAATGCGAGAGCCGACCTGTTGTAGCATCGGCTCTGGATCTCTTTCCGCACTTGGCGGATGAGTCTCTTGCCTCTCTGGGCAGCGTGGCCACCGTAATCTGACCCTATGGACCACTGGCCGGTCGTACAGCGCCATTTAATCCCAACCTGCGCCCGCATTTTTCAACGGTTTTGGGAAGGGAACCAGTTGTAAAGAATTACCTTACTACTGCGTCACACTTGCCGTATGGGTACGTCTGTCTCCAATTGGTTATATCCATACTTGAACATAATGAGGGGCATTCCAATCGGTCTTGCCCCTCGTGCCGTCCTGACCGCGAACCCGTCAGCACTCCTTTGGTGCCAACCGTTTCCCTTTTCACGTTCAGTCATGGGAACGGGTACGGTCCACTGTTGGAAACTTCCAGTATTGACCAGCCACACCGGACGTTGAATCAACCGTACCTCTCCACGAGCCTGGACAAGTTCGGTCACAACAACCGAGTCAGCAACAGGAGCATGAGTATGGCCACACAGGTAAACGTCTGCCCCGTTGAACATCTTTGTCAGCTTGGCAACCGTGTTCAGCGTCGCACCCTCCGTACTTCCCCCGCCTGAACCATGGATGGCATAGATTGTTGCAGACCTTCCCATTCTGCCCGGACCGTTCGCACCTGGGGCGATGTGCATTCTGATAACCGCCTGATCGCCACAGTAGGGAATCCCGAGGCGGTCGCACAAAAGCTCTACTATGGAAAGGTCGGCATCCCGGATGGCGGCATGTTCGTGGTTCCCGTCAATACCACCAAGGATTTGGTGCTTGATTGGTTCCAGCTCTTCTGCCGTGGTGTTGACGGTCATGCTCAGGCTCATGGTGCTGTCTTTTGCATTCCTGACTGACCCCTTGATGTCAACGTCCGTTATATCCCCACCAAGGAACGTCCATGCCTTACGCTTCTTGATTTCCTGAATGGTTCGATGAAAAGCCTCGACATCACAGAATTGAGACTCACGGTGAATGTCATAGAGGGGAATGAACGGAACCTCTTTGCGAGGGTCAGTACATTCGAGGATCCTCACTTCCGCGCCTTTCGCTTTTCTTTCAGTGCCGCCACCATAATAACATCAATCTCGTTGTTGGCTTGCTCGTCCATTGCACAGCCCGTCAACGCTTGCAGCGCATGGAACATCTCGTGTGCCAAAACGAGGCGGGATTTGTACTGCGGCAACTTCTCTTGAATGAGGATCTCTATTTTCTTGAACTTGTCGCCCTTGTTGGGTGTCAGGGTTACACCGGCAGGAATATCGCCGTCCTTATCGGCATACACCGCCAACAGTTTGCGCGGCACACGTTCAACGCTAATGATAATCAATATTCACCAACCCCTTCCCAACCCTTGACCATAGGACAGCCGCAGGGGTTGGAACCGACGGCTGTCATATTCAGTGTACAACTATTTCTAGCCGGTCAAGCCAAGGGCAAGGTATCGGGGTCGGTTGGGGTCTCTTGCTGGATGGGTTGATCGGGAACCGTAGGCGTGCCAAGTTTTGCCCAGTCATCAGCAGCTTCGAACTTTGCAGCAGAAATCGCCGTTTCAAGCAAGTTGACGATTGTGTCAGTTGGAAGGTTCAAGGTTTCGTTGAATTTAGCAATAGCGGCCTGAAGCTTTGCGTTGCTGCTAGCCGTTTTCATCGTGGCTTCTACCCACACCACGACATCGTGAGCAAGGGTCTGGTTCTTATCAGTGATTTGCTTCACTACCAGAAGTCTCGTTGAAACAGCCTTGAAAATGTAATCGACAAACACGGGAACAAGCGTTGTGATGAGTGCTGCGATCAGAGTAACAAGTGCGGTCGTAATTGGTGACCAATCAATCATTTGTGCCTCCTATTTCTTGACTGCGTTCTTGACCATCTGCAAAAGTTCTGCAATGGTCATCAGGTGAATCACGGGTTTGGGTTTCACTACAACAACGGGTTTCACAACGGGCTTAACTATGGGCTTTTGTGCAACAGGCTGCGGCACAATTGGATCCCATGCCCCAAAGTCAAACTGTCGCGACTCATTGAGGTCAACGCTTGCCCCTGCCACGACTTGACCGTTCAGGTATTGGAGCAGATGAGCGTGGGGGCTGACCTTGCCGCCACTCCACGCGTAGGTCTGCCATAGGTACTTCGCAGTACCGGCATCGTGGCAATGTTCCACGACGGCATAAGAACCGTACACGCCAACCCTTGCGGCTCCGATGACACTCGCAACACCGCGAAGGTACAGGTCAACGATAGGGAGTTGTGCTGTCGTGGCTTGAAAATCCACAGCGAAATATATTGGCTTGGTTTCAGGAAAGCCTATTGCTCTAGCGAAAGCAAGCGCAATCTTGCCATCCTCTTTACCTGACGCTGTACCCTCTTTTGCCCTTCCTGCGTATTCCTCATAGACGACGACCAGGCCAAGCCCGGCTGCTCGGATCGCCGCAGCTTCTGCCTTGGTCACGCCCTTCAACGGACTGAACAGGTAGCGAACTACGAACCCATAGAGAAGAGCCTTGACCTTTTTCGGGTCGGGCCGACTGCTGCTATAGTCGATGCCTTTCATGGTCCCCTCCTATATTTTCCCCTTGGCCCTGAACATCGACCAAGCCAGAAAGTTTGCGTCTAGGGCTTTCGTCGGGGATGTGCCCTTGTCGAAGATTCCTTGGTCAATAGCCCACTGCATTCCAATGGATAAGGCCGACACGGGCGGTACGACAGGTGGAATCACTATCGGCGTCGTTACAACCGGCGTGTTCGTAACATCGAACACATACGGACTCGTCGGAGGCTGGATGATGCACATTCCATCGTCTACCCAATCGCAGACGCGATTAACGTGCATTGAAACGGTTAAGGTCGTAACATCAACGTCTAGAACGTGTCCAGTGATGGAGTGACCACTCGTTAAGAGGTTTCCCCCGCTCGTGATGAGTTCGGGAAGCATGATAAATTCTGTCGCGTACTTCGTCATCGGACGCCTCCTCTCCCAAACCATGCGACAAGTCCAATAATCGCAGCAACGAGCAAAGAGCCAAGAACGTAGAGAACTTCATTGACAATGGGTTTACGCGCTTCTTTGGCGTCCTTTGTATCCCGTTCCATGTTCTTTAGCCGGTTGTCAATGCCGTCAATCTTGTCGTCGAGAGTGTCAATCTTACCGCTGAGTTCATCAATCTTTGCCGTGAGCTTTTCTACCATAGTAAATAGACCTCCACGGCCATAGACATCGTGCTCCAACCCGAGGATTCTTTCCTCGTTTGACTTGCCTCTTGCCTGGAATCCTTCATCCAATAAATTCCGCTCGTTTCCATCGCCCATGTTGCCCTCCTAACCCTTTATTACCGGGGTTGTACTTGCCGCTTGTAACTTCGTCACTGCATCAGTGTTTTTTGTGACCTGCGTGTTTAATGTGGCTAGTGCCGTGTTTGCCGTTGCCAGTTGTTTCGTCAAATCAGCGTTCGCCGTGGTCAAGTCTGTGATCTGTCCCAACAGGTCAGCATTTGTCGCAGTCAGACCATCAATCTGCGCTATCATGTCTCCCATGTCTTTACGGATACCCATGTCTACACGATCCTTTGCAGCGCTGCCAGTGTATTATTCGCGTCCTTAATCCATTCAACTGTCGAAGTGACAGGAACCCCAACCATAAGCGTCTTTAATGTGCTCGTTGCATCCCACACGACGCCATTGACTATCAGATTGCCCGTTGGGGTAATGACCACATCGCCAATGTTCACGAGTGTGTTCCAGTCCACAGACTCAGAATAGGAAACGACGGGCACAGAATGTTCAGTAAGGAGCGCATTGGCGAAGGCTGTCGCTACCGTTGCGTCTGCCCATTGGTCGGTTGTGCGGATGAGTGGATTATCCAGAGCAGCAGTCCAGCCAGCCGCATAGACATCAACCGTATGAACTACCCCAGAGGTCGTATACTGCTCTGTGACGTGATTGATGACGCCGCTTGAATCCCGCCGGCGTCCTTTCGTGACCCATATGGCGGGGTTCCTGATTTGGTCAAACGCATACATCAGACCGTCACGCAGGACGAAGGTGACGTTGTTCAACAGTCCAATCTGTTGCAGGATGGTGCTAACGGCGGTTGTCGCCCACTGCGCATCCGTAATAACCAACGGAAGGAGCGAGGTATAATCGGCAGCCCACGTCAAGCCAAGCAACTGAACGATTGACCATGAGGTTCCCGTTGTTGGTGCTACCGTTACTTGGCGTGCAAGAGTGGCGAAACCCGAATCAACATACTGCGCTGTGATGGTTCCTACGTCATCGTTTGCCGAATCATTTCTGTGAATCATGCGCCAGCGTTTCCCGTGACTCTTGACCATAATTTGCATAGTCGGGTCAAGGTCTCCAGTGAGAGTGAATGAGCATCGAGCGTAGTCGGGACTGACATGCTCCTCAAGAGTAATGGCTGTCGCGTTCAACTGTGCGGTTCCTTGATAGACTTGGACACCAGATAGCGGAGTGTAGACGACATGGTAGACGCCCGTGATTGGCGTCAGTCCTGTCACGGTGATAGTCCAGGCAATATCGCCGCACTCTGCCCACAAGACGCCTTTATAGATCAGACCGTTCAGCTCCATAACAACAGCGTCTGGTCCTGCTTGAAACGTCGCAGTTGCGCCCGTCGATACGTCAACCGTTGTCGTCGCTATGAGCAATTCCCCCTGTTGAGCAACCCAGGTGGCGGCCACAGTAAAAGTTCCACTGGCAGTAAATGTGTGAATGGTATATATGCCAGATATCGTAACAATTCCACCTATCGCACTAAGGGTTCCAGTGATATACCTGACAATGACAATGCCTGAACCACCGTTGCCACCCACCTGGTAGCTGTTTGTGCCTCCCCCTCCCCCACCCTTGCCATTTGTTCCCGCATTGCCGCCCGATGACTTACCCGCTCCTCCACCGTCTGAGGCTGTCCCCCCCGACGATGCACCTAAATAAGCCCAGCCCCCTCCTCCACCCGCATAGTTGACAGGCGCACCAGAAATACTACTTGATGCTCCTATGCCACCGATGCCCGCAGCAGAGTTGCCTGTCGCATCCCCACCGTTTCCACCGGCCCCACCACCGCCGCCAGATGGGAAGGGACTTGCTTTATAGTTTCCGTTGCCACCACCCGCATGACCCTGTACAGGGGATGGCGTAGGTGTTCCGCCGTATGTCTGAGCGCCACCATAGACACCGCCCCCGCCACTCGACCCACCATCGCCCCCCACCCCCGCCGAACCTGCATCGCCTGGGTTGCCACCACCACCACCACCCTTTGCGGTGATGGTAGAGAATGCGGAATCGGTTCCAGAATCGCCCTTGGCATTAGTGACAAGGTCAACGATTTTACCTGCACCACCAGTGCCGACGATGACCGTATGATCCTGCGGCGTCACGGCAAATTCGGCATTGTAGAGCATGCCACCACCGCCGCCGCCGCCACTACGGCCACCACCTCCGCCAGCAACTACAAGAACTTGTACGGTACTCACTAGACCCTCCAGGTGTCGTCTATCAGGACTTGCCAGCGAGCCGAAAGTCCGTCAGACATTACAAGCGAACCAGCGGCACCCGAGACACCTTTCGGGATAGACCCAGCCATGCCCGCTGAGACATCATTCCCGACTGCATCAATGAGCCGTCCTTGATTGTTGACAACGACGGTTCCAGACGAACGGAAGTAGGTGGAGTAAGTTCCCATGAGCAGCGGATTGACGGTCAGATGAAGTGCGCCATACTCTGCTGATACAAGCACATAGGGATAAGCGGTGATACAGGAGATTGCCGCCATTGCCTCGTTTGCGCTGCCGTCTGAGCCGATATTGAGCGTTCCCCATGTGAGGGCTGCAAGCGTATCGGTTGCGGTTGTTGCTGTTCCAGCCTGAACCACCACAAGAACTTCTGCCACATCGTCAATGGCTATAACGTCCAGCGTTCCACCTGCAAGGTATCCTGCCAAGTCAATTGTTCGTGAAATGGTTGTCGTACCATCAAACCACTTGACTGCACCTGCTACCATGTCAATGGAACAAGAATTATGGGCAGATTGCCAGAGGTAATTTGAAGACGACATTGCTTGCAGCATAAATCCGCTCGCAAGAGGCCCATCTACCGCCGTGGAATCCGGAAATACCACAGATACCTTGCACTTTGTTGTTGTCGCGGGGGCGGTGCCGCCAATCAACAGACGCGCGTATGCATTAGTTAGGACTATAGAGGATGAATCTAGTGTCCCGAGCGATGCTGATGCGGCATTGAACCATTCGATACGAACCAGGACGTGTCGACCCGCCGCATTGAGAGCGCGAGTATAGGCAGAAAACACATAT